GCGGGCAACGGCGTCTTCCACGGATCAATTTACGACCGAGAAATCTACGACCTCAATGGCAAGGTCGAATCTACCGAATCGCGAACACTCACCGAGACAGGGGGCGAGGACGAAACAACTTATGACCACAACCAAGGAGAAGAACTAAAGGAATGGAAACCACAACCGAAACCAATCAGGCTAATCGCGAGCTTACAAAGACTGAAATTCAAATCGTTGTTGCACAGATTCAGGATCGCCTGATGCGCGTGGCGAAGGCGCAGAGGGATTATATCGAAGACATTGAACTGCACTGGCTTCAGCACCCTATCGATGAGGAGGTTGAAAGAGATGAATACCCAGAAGAGGAAAAAAAGACTCAGCTAAGGAAGAAATATGACATCCCTGAAGGTGTGCATTTATTTATGGATGGGGTTGACTCGGCTCTTTTGGACTCGGATGCGAAAGCCTGCAAACCCTACATCGTAGCGTTTGTGAACGGGAAACTAACGGGGGAAACGTTGTATCACTTGCTGTTTTTCTTTGAGGAAGTCGGCGAATGCGATTACGGGTGGATCCTTGTTGAACGCCCAATCGGATTCTATGACGCGCCGAGTGATGAAGACTTTGAAGAAATAATGACCGAGATCCGATCAATCGGAACGCGATCAAGAACGAAGGCTAAAAACCTGCCGAAGCTGACAAATTTAAACTAAACTCCTCCTCTCAACCCCAACGCCCCATCGAAGCAATTCGGTGGGGCGTTTTTTGTGTGCGGGTTGCCAATCTTTGCGGGGGTGGTGAAACTCAAGGCACAATGCCTGACCCACTCGTCGGAATCCCAATGCAGTTTGAAGCTGGGGACACCGTAATTTTCACCGAAGCTTTCGCCGACTACGCGCCCGGCACCTACACCGCCACGCTCGTCCTAAACAACCGAGTCGCCGCGGCAACCACGATCACCGCCACGACTTCGGGCGCGCTCTTCCTGTTCACGCTCAGCGCCACCGTCACGGCCGCGATCACCGCAGGCGCTTACACCTACGCGATCTATGCGACGAGCGGAGCGACCCGCTACACCGCAAAGCAGGGCACGATCAACGTGCTAGCCAACCTCACCGCCACCGCAACCCCATCCTTCGCCCAGGCGCAAGTTACTCGCCTGCAAACCATCCTCGCCGAGTTCAGCGCGACGACGAAGCAAAGCGTCAGTTTCAACGGGCAATCCTTCTCCCGCGGGGCAATCAAAGATTACCAAGAGCAACTCAGCTTCTGGCAAGCCACCGTGATACGCGAAACCGCCGCCGACAACGCCGCGCGCGGATCCACGACGAGCAACCGCATCACGCTTTCGTTCGTCCCAGCCAACAACCTCGACCCCACCTATTACGCCCGATGAACATTTTCACGAAGATATTCAGCAAAAAAGGCGGGAACAAAACAGGGGAACGCGGGTTCCGCGAACTCGCTTCGGTTGGCGGTGGCATCAATGGCGATTGGCCCGTAAGTCAGATCGGGGAAGACGCCGATATGTGGCAGAACGCGTGGGCGTTGACCTCCCGCGTTCGCGATCTTTTTCGCTCCAATCCGCTCTACCAAGCATATCGTGAAACGCTGTGGGCGAACGTCTTCGGGAGCGAAGGCATCATGCTTCGGAGTCGCGTAAAAGAGCAGGAAGACCGCATCGTGCAGAACGCCGGAGAGAAGGCGACGCTTCGCGCCTACGACGCGCGAATTGACCGCGTGCGCGCTCACGCCGCCGAGCGGAGTGGCAACCCGTTCCACCCAACAAACCGCCCGTGGATCGGCTCTAATGGCTCAAGCAGGGCGCAAGTCAAAGTTGGTGAGCCTGACGTGTTCGCGCGGCAAATGATTGAGAAAAAATGGGCGGAGTGGCAACGGGCGGAATACTGCGACACCCGGGGGACGCGTAACTACAAAACGATGCGACAGCTTCGCCTAATTTCAGCGGTTCGAGACGGCGACTTTTTCATCCGCATGATTCGCGACCCTCGGGTAAATAAGTTTGGTTTCTCGCTTCAGATGATCAATGCGGAGTGGTGTGATCGCCTGATGAACGGGACGCTCGAGAACGGAAACGTCGTGCGAATGGGCATTGAATACGAGAGCTCAAGCTGGGGGCTTGGAAAGGCGGTGGCTTATTATTTCATCCGCCGTCAGCCCAACGACTGGCAGTTCACGATTGCAGGCACCTTCGGCTTCGGGGCGATCAACAATGGGCTCCATGACCGCATCCCCGCCCGCGAAATCATCCACTACGCGCGCCCCGTGGACAGCGATTCGACCCGCCCCGCCCCGTGGGTTGCAACGACAATCCCGAAGGCGCGCCAACTCGACCAATACGAGCTCGCCGAGGTGGTCGCCGCTCGTCAGCAGGCGACGAAAACGGGGTGGCTTTACTCGGACGTTCTCCCCGAAGGCGGGAACGCTGGCTTCACCGTTGACCCGCGCAACGGTCTACCCAATCAGCAGATGGGGCCGGGCGACATCGGCGCTCTTCCTTGGGGGGTGAAGTATCAAGCGATCGACCCGACGCACCCAAACGGCAACTTCGGCGAGTTCAGAAAAGCGATGGTGCGGAGCCAATGTGCGGGGATGCCTGGAGCCAATTACTCCACGATGGCGAATGATTACGAGGCGATCAATTTCAGCGCGGGACGCCTTCAGAAGCTCGACAGCAACGAGCTTTTCAAGCTCATCCAAACCTTCGACATTGACTACGCCGAGCGTCCAATTTTCGAAGCTTGGTTGGAGATGGCGCTGACCACCGGCGCGATTCCGCTCCCCCTAGCTAAGTTCGACAAATTCAGCGCGGCAGTCTTTCAAGGGCGGAGGTGGCAAGGGGTGGACGAGGGGAAAGAAGCGACAGCCGCGGCGCTCCGCGTGGCAAATCACATGAGCAGTTTGAGCCGCGAATGTGCAGACAAAGGAGCCGACTTTGAGGAGATCGCTTTTGAGCGCGCGGAAGAGTTGATGCTTCAGGAGCAACTCGGCATCAACCCTCAACTGACCGTCGCCTATCCGCCCCCGCAGATGCCCGCGGCGAAGCCTGACGAAGAGGATGAGGAAGACGAGGAAGAGGATGAGGATGAGGAAGATGAAGAGGACGACGAGGAAGAAATGGCGCAAGCAATCGCCGCCGCTAAATCCCGCCAATGAACCGCCGAAAGCCAACGCCGAAGCCAATCATCAACCGCGACCCCGCGCAACTGACCACCCGATGAAGCCGCCCGATTACATCATCTCCGCCGCGAAGCGCGGGCTGGAATTGCTTGCCGATGGCTACGGCGGCGACGGGCTCACCGAAGGCACGAAAGACGCCGCGCGACGCATGGCCGCGGGCGAGGTGAGCGACGAGAAAATTGTGAAGGCGAACGCATGGGGGGCGCGGCACGCGGTCGACCTTGAAGCAGGAAAAAACAACAACGCCGACAACCCCGAATGGCCGGGGGCGGGGGCGGTTGCTCACTACCTTTGGGGGATTAACCCGCTCAACCCCTCACCCGCCCGCGAATGGTTCGCACGCCAAGCAGAGAAAATTCAAAACCCTAAAAAAATGAAATCACCGACCACAACTCAATACCGCGCAGGCATGGCATCCACCGACGACTCGGGGCTGATGACGCTCTCTATTTGTTCAGACATCCCCTATCAACGCGGATCGATGGAGGGCGACTATTACGAGGTGCTCGACCACTCGCCTGGGATGATGGATTACACCCGCCTAAGCAACGGTGCCGCCCTCCTCTTCAACCACGACCGCAACATCCAAATCGGCACCGTGAGCAACCCGAAGATCGTTGATGGGCGCACCTACGTTGACGCCAAAATCTCAAGCGCGCCCGACGTCGCAAGCTACGCTCAACGCATGAAGGAAGGGATTCTAAAGGACACGTCGATTGGTTACGAAATCATGGATGACGGCGAGCAGGTGGGAGAGATCGATGGCACCCCAGTCTTCAAGTTTAAGTTCCGCGTCCACGAGGCTTCGATGGTCACGATCCCCGCCGACACCACGGTTGGCATGGGACGCTTTCGCTCCTTGCAAGGCGATGAGGACAAGCAAGTTTCGTTCATCAAAAAACTGGGGGTTGCGAATGCAATTCCACAATCTCAATCTCAAATCAATCCACCTGCAATCAA